TTAATCTATTTGCGTTTTGTCCACTTTTTACTTTTATTGTTAATGACATTTTTTTTCCTTTTTAATTAAAATGTTCCACCGTCAACGGTGTCTGTGAAGGTTATTCCATCATTTGTGTTGTTTTGTACTACAATTCTACCAGCTTCACCTTGAATATATGCAGCCGGTGTATCAGATAGTCCAATCCATGTATCAATTACGGAAGACGTCCAGTCAGCGGCATCCCATGGTTTAGCTGTTGTAATTGCTGCACTATTTACATATAATTTACCTCCATAAGAAACAATGTCACCGACAAGATATCTTGATGCATCACTATGCAGTCTACCTGAAGAGTCAGCTAGTTGCCACTTAGTAAGATCCCATGTGGCTTCACCTCCAGCAGCTAACCTTGTATAAATGTGGTTTCCATTATCTACAATATCACCAGCTTCATACGCAGCATTTGGCTTGAAAGCTTTACCACCAACTTCAAGTGAATGAGGAGTATGAGATTCCCACTCACCATTTACTCCTGCAGTTGGGTTCCAACTAAGCATATCTCCAAGGGCATTACCCGGTGCAATATGCAATCTCGATGCTGTTTCTGCAATGTCATCAAGATTGAGGACAACTGCACCAGTTTTACCGGCTACAGACAAAACAGCATCAGTAGGAGTAAGCAATTCTACCCAACTAGAACCATCATATATATATGACTTGTTGTTTGATGTTGCAATACCAACATCACCAGTACCTACAGTTCCTAGAGGAATAAGTGCATCCAATGCAGCTTTATCCCCAGCAACATGCACATCTGTTACCGACATGTGATGCATCCATTTAGGATCTATCTTTCCATCTGCATCAAGAGGAACAAATTTTCCAGCATTTGATGGAGTTGGCTGATTTGCTTTAACTTCATTTGCCAACCATGCCTTAAGCATTGCAGGACTTATAATAACATCTGATAAGACTCCAGCATCAGTTTCGACTTGAGTTGCAAATGCTGCGTTTGTAAGTGTTGATATATCTAAGTCTATAATTGTATCAACTAGTCCATGTGTCATATCACCTATAGAAAAAGTAAGCTTATCTCCATTTATTACAGCAGATTCTAAGTGTGAATCTTTCAATGTAACTGGAGTGCTTGTTCCATTTGCTTTTACCAATGTAAGTGTATGCGTTATCGGATCATAGTCTATATGCTGCACACTTGTTGTGCCCGGACCACCCGAAATTGATACTATCTGATTAAAACCTGTTCCCATTTTTTATCCTTTTTTTATTGTTCTGCAAATACAGCCATAACTGAATTTTGCTTATGTGTTCTGTTATATAAAAACAGTTTTGTATGAGGTGCTACCTCAAGCATATTACCAACATCTAATCTCATCCAGCATCCAAGGATCACCATGTTGTGACCATTCTATAAAATCATCTTCATTTTCATTTACATTTTGTAGCAAAGTTTTTGAATCTATTTTCAATTCATATACTACTGCCTGAGTAAGTAAAATACTTTGATCATTGTGATTCCTGTTTTGAATTATACCAGTGTGAGGTGGTGTCTTTGGTGGAGCACCTAAAACATCTTCTCCTGATGGAGGAATTGTCCAATTGTTTATATACCCATCATCAACTTTTTGAATTGCTGTTAGTTGAGCCATCTTCTCTCCTTTTTAAGTTTCTAAGTATATGAGTAGTAAGCTCGTCAATGTTGATTCCATTAACGATATCGATTCCTCGACCATCCTCACTGTACCCACCATTGCTCACTCCAAAGGGTTGCCCCTCTGTCCAGTCGCCTGTTTTATTACTCTTACGAAAGTATATCATTGCTGGTATTTCATCAAGATTTAGAAAACTGAAACCGACTGGATAATTATTATATTTGTTAATATCTATGTTGCCTCCAATAGCAGAAGGTGCAAAATTTGTACCATTCTTTCCTGGTTCTCCTTTCTTACCCTGATTCACTGCAGTACCCGGAATACCGGGCTTACCAGGACCACCTCTTATTCCTGTTCCAGTCTTACCCGTTTTACCTCTTGGAATTCTTAGGGTAAGTTCATTGTTTGTAGGATTGTATGAGTGTGAAGCTCTTTTATCTGCTTCAGTATGATTCACCACTACAGAAAAATTGTTCATTCTCTCAGTTATGGTTCTAACATATTCAAGTCTTTCATCTGCTCTCTTTGCAGCTATCTCAGCAGAGGCAAGTGCCTTTTCTACTCTTGCAAGTTTGTCTTCTATTTCTTTCTGAATGATTTCAGTTTTTCCTATTTCATCTCGAAGAGATTCTGCAATAAGTGAAGTTGATTCTATATCTTCTGCCATAAGAATAGCATTCTCTATAGAGTCCTTCATTGACAAGATAGTCTTAAGTGTTGGTTCTAGTCCATTGACAGAACATATAGAAGGACCAAGCTCAAGAACTGCTTGTATGTTCTGAATTGATCCTGCAACAGAACCAACAGCATCTCTTCTGTCTGATACATTATGCACTTGGTTCTGCATCGCAGCAACTGTACGAATATCACTCAATCCATTTTCAACAAGCAGTACATCTCTACGAGCAGCTTCAATTTTTTCAGAAGCTATAACTATCTTTTCCAGTAAAGGAACATCGATAGAACTTATTTTACTTAGCAACCCTATAACTTCAGGGGTAAGTTTTTTACCTGCCTGAAGTAGGGAATCCATATTGTCTGAAACTAAATCAACCTTGTCAACAAATTCCATTATACAACTGCTCCATCAAGATGAGTTGCAAGTAGTCTAGCCATTACTGCTGGATCCTGATTAAGAAATGCTTTACCATTTATTGCTAAACCTGCAGCACCAACTGTGGTACTTGGAGCACCACCTTTACCCATACCAACAAGACCAACTTTACCTGGCTGTCCCCATGTTCCTCCAGCACCACCATTACCTCCTCTGTGTCCTGAAGCTCCAGAATTTCCATGATGTCCATGACCACCTGTAGCACCTTTGCTGCCGCTGGTTCCATGTTTACCATAATTACCACCAGCAGGTCTTGATGCACCACCTGCTCCACCGCCTTTTCCAGCAGATCCAGGTAATCCAGGCTGTCCAGGTTTTCCTCCAGAACCTGGTAATCCTGCTTTTCCTACTTTGCCTTCATTATGAACATGATGCTTATAGATATAGCCCATACCACCATCACCTCCAACTCCTCCTTTTCCTGCAGCACCACCAAGGCCTCCGGCACCTCCAGCACCACCTGCTCCACCAGCTCCTGCAGAACCTCCGGCTCCACCATATCTAGTAATCTTAGATGTTGTTATTTTTGTAACCCTATACCAGTCTGCCCATGTTTGACAACAAGCTGAACATACTTTTCCGCCGGTTCTCTCAAATGTTCCAAATCCTGGAATAGTTACTCTTCCTGTACCTTGTTTGTTTACGTTTCTCCACTGATTATTCCATATAACAGTGGTTGTTCTTCCACTACAATGCTCTGCCCATGCAGAACCAGTTCCGCAACCAAATTGATATTGTGTCTTTTTAGATTCTTTCGTATATGTATCGTTGGCACCATTGGCACCTCGTACACCATTCGTTCCTGCAGCACCACGTTGTCCATGTGCACCTTTTCGTCCGGATACTCCTGCAGCTCCAACTCCTCCAACGCCTCCATGTCCACCAGCACCACGAATTTTTCCATGATCATTTATTATAGTGAATGGATAAGTCATAGGATGAGTAATATCAAATGCAATACCTGATTCATCAGACGCTTGTATTTCACCTTCATTAATAAACTCAACTTCAATATTACCTACATTTCCGGTAACTATTTTAGGCTGAACATATACGTTTATGATTTCAACAATAGCACGAACAGGTGGTGTTGTATTTGCTTTCCACGTTCTTTGAAAGTTTTCTCTAATATGCTGTGCAAGATTAACTTCTGTTTGTCCTGGTTCAGGAGGCGGAAGAGGAAAAACAAATACTTTCGGAGGAGCAAATACAACTGCAGCATTCCATAATAAAATATCTATTTCTTTATAGTTAAAGAATAAAGCATCTACATTTATTTTAGGTAATGAATGACATGCCATTCTTTTAGAAACCTGACACTCTGAGTCATACTGGACAGGAGCTCTTGGATCATTCCATAAAAGATTTTTAGCCTTACCTTTTATTATGTTTTTAAAGTTTAAATCCATTCTAGCCTCCTAAGCGTATGTACCGTCATTTGTCATTGAAAGAACCCATAAGCCACTTACATTCTGAGTAAGGACAGCTCTTATAACTCCTGCATGAGTTGCTGTTGCGTCACCAATAATGGCTCCATCTTTAAACTTCTGATTTATAATTTCAATATCATCAGTGTTTTTTTCTACAATAGGCTCAAGTATGCTTAGTCTTTCGTAACTCGTTTCATCTCCACCTGTTATTTCACCTACTCGTTTTTCAAGATCTTCTGTTGTGGTAAACAATGTATTTATATCATTTGAATTTTCAACTATTTTTTTAATAATATCAGGATTCAATGTTCCACTGCCTCCTCCACTCATAAGATACAATGTTTGAATATCTGTTTCATTCTGAGATATTCTAATTTCAAAATCATTCATGTTTGCAGTATTTTCATTGATAGCTGATATCATTTCCTGAAGAGAGATCTTATTGTTTCCATCACAGAGAACAACACCTCTTGGTGATGCTGGTTTTTGTAAACCACTTTTTGGAACACCTACTGTTCTACTTGTTATTGGAACAACCTGTACTGTTGAGCTTGGAGTCATTGGAACCAGTCCACTTGCTGATGTTATTTTAGTTGGCATATTTTTTCCTTATCTTATTTTTTGTCGTCTATATATTGGTGGTATTTCACACTCATCATACCAAAAGCAATTAATTACTTTCAGATTGGATACCGGGACGATACATCTTAATGTTCTGTCACAATCCCACATATAATCACAATCATAGGCTAGAGTTCCATCAAGAAGAACTTCATGTCCATAATCAAATCTTGCTATTACTTCTCTGGCAACAGCCATGTCATTTATAGCAGCTTTAACATCTGCCAATAACTCTTTAGATAAATTCCGGTGAGTAATATCTTTATTCATATATAATTCCATAAGTCTTGAAAACTCTGGATTACATATGCAGATACTACCTTCAGGAATGTGCTTCAATAACCGAGGAACATGTCCCCAATACTTGTTATCATAGTCTAGTCGTTTACTACCAACTCCAGCTTCTGTTACTTTCATTATCTGAATCCTCTCTCTGTTAATTTTTTATTCGTAAGTATTGTTGGGTGGACAGCTCCTCTTTGAAGGACATCATTAATGGCTCTCAAATATCTATTATAATACGATTGTGCATCTGATTGTTGCTCATGTCCATTCATTGATATGTAAGCTCTGTACCCTACATAATTAGTGATACATTCCATTAGCTGCGGAGGAACAATAAGATCAAGAGTATCAATATTCTTGCTGGTAATAAATGGTGGGATTACAACCTGTACGACTGACAGGTATGTCTTGTGTGTGTATATAGGCACATATAAAATATATGGTGCCGGAGTGAAAACTGAATCTGGATCATTGTTATCATTTATTGCTATCTGATCTAACTCTCCTCCTTCTTTCCCAACTTCTCCACGATATACTGATAAAATCTTTTGAGATGTTTCAATAAGATTGTATCTGGTTCTATTTTTTTTGAGCATAATTATTTGCTCTTCCTGCAATATATTTAATCTACTGTAAACATCAATTATTGCCATATTAAGTAATGCAATGACTTGATCATCCTGCTCTCCAACAATAATTTGCTTTAGCTCAACAGATTTCAACATATCTACTATTTCTCTTAACCTCATAGCATTCCTTTTTACTTTATTTTACTTTTTAGTATCATAGCATCTTTACACTATATAAGAACCAATAGCCAATTCTTCCTCTTCCGGTTCCTCAAAAAATGGATCGTCCCATTTACTGGAACCTGATAGCTTAGTGTAATGCTGCGGTTTCCATGGTTTCATCTCAGCCAACATCGACACTGTATCTACAAAATCATCATGTCTCGATTTGAACCCTGAAACTGTAGCTCTTTCAAGCTCATTCATTGCTTCGGTGAGGAAGGTGGTTCCGAGAAGATCTTTATTAAACCACACTTTTCCTTGTCTAAACAAAGGAACCACTGTATGAAAACGTCTGAGTTTGTCTGAGGTTGGTCTGACTTCAACGATCGTGAAATATGTGTTTCGTTTATGCATTTCTTTTTTGATCCATGTAACGAATGCCCCCTGTTGTCCTGTAACTTCAATACCAACACTGCGAACATCATACTTAACAATATATTCAAAAAGAATATCAATATTTTTGTCCATGAGATTCCTGTCACATTCACCATCTATTAACATCCATTCATCATTTGAATTATAAGCCCATACCGAAATAACACTGTAATCAGCTCTGGCTTTTTCCGAGGTTGCAAAGTCTGTAGTTATGTAGAAATTGTAATTCCCCTCATTGTCCATGACATCTTCAGTGTCAAACCATTTCTTCAGGTCAACATCTCGAACCAGCCTATCTTCCTCTGAAGTAATTCGCAGCATCATTTCCTGCATAAAGGCATCAAGCTTACCAGCTTTTTTAGCCTTCTCGTACTGTCGCTTCACATAATCATAGTCATGTCTGTCTGACCATGCTCCCTTGAATGTTTCTTTGGTTGTGTTTTCATCAAAGTGCTCACATACAGGATACACAGACACTGCCCAAGCTCCTGATTCAATAGCTTTGTACAATGGATCATTCTGATTAAACGGCGTCCCATTCCAAATGGTCTTGGATCTCTTTGGTTCAAGAGCAAAGTCTATCGCTTTGTAAACAGTATCTTCAATGCTTGCAATAATAGTTGCTGATCTTGCGTCTTCATCTGACATAAGGTCGTCGAGTAGTGCGAGGTCAACCCTCTTACCAAGTTCCTTAGTTCCTCTGACCCCAGTTCTTGCACCATATCCTTTGACAATGAATGTGTTTCCTGCAATATTTGTGAACTCATATCTGACATCTGTAAACCTTGTTTTTGGAACATACTTCTGGAGAAACTCTGAGTTTAACCAGCGATACTCCAGGTTTTTTCTCATGTTCTTTACACCATTCTCAATTGAATCACTTACATATATAGCAAGCTGAACTTTACCGAATCCGGGAATCTCACCGTACACAGCTAAATATAAAAATAAATATTCACCCATCAATGTAGTCTTCGCAGAACCACGATACAACATGTTTACGATATTCATATTATCGCCAGCTATTTGATCAAGCATTTTATAGTGAAGAACAGGAGTTTTGTTTGCCTCTCCTTCAGTACCATTAACAAGTTTGATAAAGTTTACGAATTCAAGAGCGAAGATTGAAGGTATATAGGTTGGGTCTACAGTGTAATCAACCTGGTCAAGCCATTGATCAACTGTGAGATCTTGATTTACATCAAGTAAATGCTGGGCTGTAACTGCTGACATTATCTGCTCCTTCTTGCTGCTTCTATTTTAGCTTGTCTTTCTGCTGAAGTTCCACCACGAAGAGCATCACCATAAAATTTATTCATCCTTCTTGCTTCGGTAGGAACATCATCCAACCATAATCCAAATGAAGCATTATCCCCAGCATTCGCAATTGCGGATGTTGTGTTCTGCAGCCAAGTAGGATCCGGAGTATTAAATGTTTCTGGTGCATCTTTATAACCTTGATACAAATCATTAGCAAGAAATGCAGAAGCTATTGGTGTTCCAAGTGCACGTAATATTTTTGGAG